GACCGGCATGTGGTCGCTGTCGAGGTGCTCCAGGATGATGAGCGGGAGCGCTTCTCCCTGCGATGCGCGGCCGACGTAGATTCGCTCCGCGACCGATTCGCGGATCGCAACCGATTCCAGCAGCAACGCGCGTATCGAGTCGAGTATCAAAACGGCACCTTGCCGACCGCTGCGGCCTCGCGTTCGATTCCCATTGCGAGTTCAGTCTTGATGATCCCAGACACTTGCGCGCGGTTGGCATTCCAGGCGCGCGTCATAAACGGATGCGGCGCCTGCCGGAACGAGCCGAACTCGTACAGGTGCGCGTATTTCACGGGGTCGCGAATCACCTTCTTGCCGCCGGGCGTGGTCAACTCCTCCCGAAATCCCCTGCGTGGTCCGACGATCGCAACGACCGTTCCGCGGTAGGTTTTCATCCGGCTGCCGATCGATCGCCGCAACTGTCCGGTCGCGTCTTCGGTCGAACCCTTCTTCGGTGCGCCTTGCCGCATGGCGCGCGTCAACACCGTCGCTCCCTTGCGAACGGCCTTGCGTAATACCTTGTTCTGCACGCGCTTCGGTAGTTCGGTCAGAGCTTGCATCAACCTTTCGATGCCCTCAACTTTGAACTCACTGACACCTTGGACTGCCGCCATCACACAACCTCCAGCGCTTCGATCTCAATGCGGTCGCGCCGCTCGTCCGGGTTGAATGCGCGCACCACGTTGAACACGCGCCCCGATCCGTCATCGACAACGCGGAACGTCGGGCCGATCGGCGTGACGTGCCGCAGGCTGATCCGATGCGTCACCGTCCCGGCCTGCTGAGACTGCTGCTCGAACTCACGCGCCGAGACCGGCTCGATCATCGCCCATTGGTGCGACACGTCTTTCCAGTCGTCCGCCAGGTGGCCGTAGTTGTCGCGGGCGGTCGATCGCTCCTGGACGGTCACGCGGTTTCGCATCTTGCCGATATGCGCCTTCGCCATCGTCAGAAGTCCAGCAACACGCGGTAGGGCCACAGCAGCGAGTCAACCGCCTTGGGCGTTTCGGCCGCAGCCCCGGCGATGATCGCCGCGCGCTCGTCGTAAAAGTGCAGGATCAGTGTCAACAGCGCCTTGCGGATATCCGCCGGCACACTCGACCCGGACGCGCCGTAGCCCGCGACGTAGGTGATCGTCACGGCGTTGAGCACGTCGCGCGTCGCCGGCCATGAGGCGTCGTACGCGGGCTTGATGCGCCCCGGCGAGCTGCGGATGTCCGACTGCCACGAGTCCACCGTCTGCGATGCGCCGTCCGTGTCCACGTACGCGATGCTTGTCACGCTCGCGAGCGGCGGCTTGGGAAGGCGGATTACCCCGTCGTCGCAGGCCGGGAACTCCGGCAGTGAGTACAAGAGCGTCTGGTTGATGAGCGCGCGGCCCGTGAACAGCTCGACGTGCTCGCGCGCGGCCGGGATGACAACGTCGTCGAACAGCGAATCATCGCTATCTCCGTCCACGCGGCAGAACAGCTTGGCCTCGGCGCGCGTGACCGGCTCGGACGCCGGCGCGACCGACTGCGTGAGCGATCCGAATGCAAGCGTGTATGCGGCGCTGGACATCCATCACCCGGCTACGATCTGCACGTCGAAGGCGTCCGTGCCCGTGCCCGTTACTGCGATTACCTTCTCATCCGCGGCCACGTCCGCCTTTTGATCCGCCCCGTAGATCAACAACGCCTCGCCCGGCCCGAGCACATGCTGGCCGCTCGCGCCGAAGATCGCGTAGCCCAGCGACGCGGCCGCCTTGACGGTCATGCTCGACGCCTCGGATCGGTTGCGAAACTTGAAAAGCTGCACCTTGAGCCCGGTCATGTCCACGGTCGCAAGCCCGGCGCGAGCCAGGCTCGTCAGGTCGATGTTGTGGGCGCCCGCGGATAGCGCCTTGCGCTCGGCCCACTGCTTGCTTACCGGCACCGCCGACGTGCCCGTCAGGATGCCGGACAGGTCGAATCGATCCGTCACGGAGCCGCCCACCGACAGATCGTCGAGGCTCGGCGTCTCCAGCGAGGTCAACTTGAGGTCATACGTGGCCTGCACTGACATCTCTACGCATCCGCCTCGATGTACCAAAAGTGACCCGAGAACGTCTGCCCGACAACCACGTGCAGCAACTCCCCGACGTTGGTGACGAAGTACGGGAACGTGCCCGCCGGGAAGATCGACGACCGAATCGCCTGCAGAAAGTACTCGGCGCTTAGCACGGCGCCGGCGGCGCTGGCGCTGCGGAAGATCGCCGAGCCGTTGGCCGTGTCCGTGCCGATCGCCATCTGCACCACCGCGATGCGCTTGCCGGTCACGGCGGCGATCGCTGTCCCGCCGGCCGCGACCAGAGAATCGACCACGGCTTGCTTGACCTCATAGCCGCGGCCGAATGCATATGATCCGAGATACGCCACGGCTAGCTCCCGACGAAGTACTCGATGTAGACGTGGAACTTGCCCGCCGTCAGGTCCACGCCGCCGATGGTCATGGTGAGCTGCCGCGCAATGGTGGTCTCGACCGCATTGGCAGCGGTACCGTCGGGGATGATGTCCTTGATGCCGACATCCCACGGATTGGAGCCGTCCGAGATCGCGATGGCCACGACAAGATCGCCGGCGCCTTCGATGCTCACCGCGATCGTGGCCGCGTCCGCAACGCCATCGGCGCAGGTGGTGACGACCTTGATCATGCCGCGGAGCACGATCGCATTCGCCGGGAGCTGCGCTCCTAGATTGATCGTGCCCTGTGACCCACCGTCCGCGGCGAAGTCGTAGGTGCCGCGAGCAACACGCGCGGCCTGGAGTCCGTCCACTGCGAGCGCGGAGAAGTCGAGCCCATTGAGTTCCGCCGCGGTCGCGGTCACTCCGTCGAGGATGTTGAGTTCGGCCGCGGTCGCGGTCACTCCGTCGAGGATGTTGAGTTCGGCGGCCGTCGAGGTGACGGCGGTCCCGTTGACGGAGAGCGCCGTCACGTCGAGCGCGTCGATTTCGCCGGACGCGCCGACCACAAGCGCCTTGCTGTTGGTCAACGTGCCAGGCGTCACGCCGTCGAGGACGGCGAGTTCGGCCGCCGAGAGACCGCCGCCCGACATGGCGTTGATCTCCGCCGCGCTTGCGGTCACGGTGATGCCGGCGATCTTGAGCGCTCCGCCGGTCTCTACGTCCAGCTCGCCGCCGGTCGGGATGGCCAGACGCTTCCCGCCGGGCTCGGACCTGATCTTGGTCGTGTCTTGCGCCATGGGTTCAACCCTCACTCTCGGATTCGGTCGCCTTGCCGCGCCGCGCGCCGCGCGCCGGCAACTCCAACGCAATCGCTGAGCCGGCCTCGACCAGCCGCCGCGCTTCGGGCTCCGGCAAGTCGAGCTCCTCGCCAGGCTGATTCACGCCGGCGGGGCCGGCCATCAACGTTACGAGCCTGATTTTCATCACGCAGTCCCTTCCGCCGGCGAGACGTGGATTTCGGAGTCAACGACCGTCGTCGCGTCGTCCGTCGTCGGCTGCACGATCGCGCCGTACTGCTCGGCGATGATCCCGTCGATGACGGCGTTCTGCGTACCGCGATCGATCACGGGCCGCACGTACCGCTCGCGCGGACGATAGACATCCAACACCACGACCTGATTGTCGTCGTCGTCGGCGACGGCAATCGCGGTCCCCTCAAGATCGGCGTACGTGTCGGCGCTGCCGTCGTCGCTGGACTGCTGCGCCTTGCACGATGTCACGGCGCCCGAAGTGATCGTGCCGAAAAGGAACGTGAACCGAACGCCGAGAAATCCCTGCATGTCCACGCCGGTCCCGTTCTGGTCCGTGGTCCCGGCGGCGACCGCATTCAGCAGGCGAGTCGTCTTGATTTGATTCGACAGATTCACAGCGATACCTCCTACGTGAGCTTGATTCTCACGAAGCCTTCCTCGCGCACCGGAGCGCCGTCAACCTCGAACCTCGCGAGAAACGCGATCTGGTTGGTGCGCGCGAGCAACTGGTCCGCGACCTGGATGTCGAGCGTGAGCGCGTCCACGATCCAGTAGTTCGAAAAGTCGGCGAACATGCCGACGTACAGCCCGGTCGTGAAAGTGTTAGGCGCGAACTCGCTTTCGAGCACGGGGTATCCGAGCAGCATGTCCGGCTGGCCAATCTGCGTGCTCGGTTGCCAGTAGTACTGGCCGAACCCATCCTGGAGCTTGCCGATCTGCGTCACGGCGTCGCGGTGGAAAAGCCAGCGCGCGTTCATCCGATACTGCGTCTTGAGCGTTCCGCGCGCCGACTTGAGTCCGTCGAACGTGATGCTCGTGGTCGTGTTGCCGGTCGAAACGTCGCGGCTCGTCGAGATGCCCTGCGCCGATGCGGTGAACAGCCCCAGCGGGCGCAGCGCCCCCGAGCCGGTCATGAAGGCGTTCTCCTGGAGTTCGCCGGCGTCACGCGCGATTTCCTCGCGGACGATCTGCTCCGCCGACAGCGACGCCGAGCGCAGCAGTGGCCGCGAGATGTCCACCTCCAGGCTCGCATAGTGCGGCTTGAGTTCGCGCTTGCCGAATACGAGCGAGGTGTCCGCCGTCGGCGCTACGATCTCTTGACCCCATGCCGCCGACGCCGCCTTGGCGCTGCGCGTGGGCGTGCCGAGCGAGCCGGCGTCCGTCAGCGTAAACGTACGCGCGACGCCGCGAATCTGGACGAGGTCATCAACGTCCTTGATCAGCTCGCGGTTGAACTGCTCGGGCATGCGCAGGTAGCCGCCCGCGGTGTCCGAATCGACCTGGAGCGCGCGGTACTCGTCGCCGCTCAGGCGCTCCATGCAAAACAGGCGCGAGAGCGCGCGGCGGACGGTCGTGTCCATCTCTGTCGCCTGGCCCTCTCGTGATCGCCCGCCGTCGCGATTCGATCGCTGGCCTTGCTGCGGTCCGGGGTCGGATGGCGCCTGGCGCAGCGCTTCCTCTTCCGCGGCCAGTTGGGCGGCGCGGGCCTCTTGCTTCGCCTTCTCCGTCTCGGCCGCTTGGACCTTGTCCTTGAGCGCGCCGACCTCGGCGAAGATCGCGTCGTAGCGCTTGTCCTCTTCGGCCGTCAGCTCGCGCTCTTCGGCCTTCGCCTTGTCGTTCATGGCGCGGGCCTCTTCGACGAGCTTGCGCCGCGCCTCGATCATATCTTTGAGCGTCATGATTGCCGTCTCCGGCCTGCATGACTGTCTGCGTGCGGTTTGGTGTTGCGTGGGCAGACAATCGGCAGGCGAGCAAAACCCAATGGATCAGGTTCGTTTCGCCAGCGACTCCGCTCCACGACTGGGCGTGATGCAAGTTCGCTGTCGTCCGGCGTCTATGCGGCGCGGCGGTGCGCCCCGCAGTGTGCCGGACCTGGGGGTCTAATAGCGGATCATCGGCGGCGGGTCAAGCCCTGCTCGGGCGTCAGGGTTTATTGCGGAGGGTGTCATCGATGCCGTTGCGCTCCCGATACACGCTGTCCGGCCCAGACTCAGCGGAGTAGTCGTCCTCGAGCTCGCCGTGAGTTGATATCGGCCCTGCGTGCGTTGATCGATTACCGCGACAGCCGTCTACGCCTACGCATTTCCGGCATATCCCGAATTTGGCGTTTGTGTCTCGCCCGCAATAGAGGCAGCACGTCATCATGGCGTCTACTCCTACTCTGCCAGCAGCTCAAGCAGTTTGTGGCGGCGGTCCATACGCGCTCTGGTTGCCGCACGGATCGCGGCGCATGCCTCCCGGACGCGCTCCGCGCTGCGCGCCTCAGAGGTAGCGCCGACGTAGGCGGGGTCCACGACCGGCCCGACATCCACGATGCGGTCAAACCGCTTGATCTCGCGGATATAATCGCCGTCCGCAAAGCGGATAAAATCGTCCTTGTGCAGGACGCGAAAGCGAAAAGAGCTGCCACGCACGTCGCCGCGCTTGAGCGAGACGACCACGTCGCGGCCGGCCGAGGTGTCCGGCGCGTCGATCTCGTAGGTCATACCGCGCTCGTCTAATTCGACCCGCAACGTCTTAGCCGAGAGGCACCCGAGAATCGCGTTCTTATCGTGGTTGTAGGTGGCGAACAGGTCAGCGCCGAGCGATCGCTTGGTCACGGCGCCAGGCATGATGCGCTCGACCACATCGGGCGCCATGCGGTATTCGGTCGCGGGCGTCCCGTCGTAGTAGACGATCGCGCGGCCAGCGATCACTGGCGCAGCGGATGCATCGCGCTGCTCGATTTCAACCGCGTCCTCTCGGCTCCTGGATTCGATCACGTCCGTTCTCCTTTCGCGCGCGCCCACGCGGCGAACCGGGCCGCAAGCGCCGCGGCCAGCCGTCGCGGCGCCGAGGCGTCCGCCCTGATCTTAGCGGCGCGAGCCAGCAACACGTAGCCCTCACAGGCCGGCACCAACAGCTCGACCGTCTCGGCCGCGTGCCGCTCACAATACTCCGCGTACCACGCCGGCCCCTTGCCTTGCCGCTGCGCTTTCTCTTCGCTGCGCCGGAAGCGCTCTTCGATGCGCGCCGCGGCCGACGCGAACGCGAGTCGCGCGGCACGCGCAGCAGCGCGCGGCATGCCGCCGCCGTCATCGTCATCAGACTCGCCGCCCTCCGGCAGCATCCCGCCGGCGGATGCGTCCACCGGCAAGCCCACCTGCGCGATCAGCTCTTCGATGTCCACGATGTCCCCGCCTTCGCCACCGACCAACAGCCGCGCGATCTCACGCTTGAACTTCAGCTCGTCGGCAGCTTCGGGGTCCGCCACGGCCGGAGTCATATTGAGCGGCCGCATGTAGATCGCGCCAGCGCCGCCGGGGATCGGGTTCATGTCCTCGCGCTCGCGCACGTCGTCGAGCGAGAGGAAGCCATCTTGCAGGCCGACGTGATAGGCGTTGTACCTTGCGGTGAGATCGCCCCGCAGCAGCGCGTCCATGTTGTGCCGCGAGAACAGCCGGCCGCGCTCCGAGGGCGCCAGCAGCTTCGCATCTACCGCCTGCTCGAATCGCGTCGCCCACGACCGAAGCGTGTGCGTCACAAAGTCGATTCCCTGGTGCTCGATGTTGGTGAACGTCGCGCGCTCGAGGTCTCCGAGCATGTGCGGCGGCACGCGGTACCAGCGCGCAATCTCGCTGATCTGGAAGCGCCGCGTCTCAAGGAACTGCGCATCCTCCGGCGGGATGGTCAGCGTCATCACATCCATGCCTTCCTCGACAAGCGCCATGGACCACGCCTTGGGGCCGCTGTGCCGCTTGCGCCAGCCCTCGACGAAGTTTTCTCGCGCCTCTGGCGTCGGGAACTTGTGCGGATGCTTGACCACGACCGACGGCCTGGCGTCCGACGTGAAGAACCGCCGGCCGAAGCGCTCGGCCATCGACGTGAGAGACATCGAGTTGGCGGCCATCTTGATTACGCTGTACCCGCGCAGCCCGTCGAAGCCCAGGCCCGGAACGTACAGGACGTCCTCGTCTGAGTAGGCGCGCTGAATGCCGTCCTCGTCGGTCACGTGCATCATGCGGCCTGCGTCGTTGATCACTGTCCGTGTGCGGTCTGGGAGCAGCGGGTATGCCGCGAGCGGGCGGCCGCCGCCGTCACGCTTGATGCGCGCCCATGCGTTACCCCACAACAACACGTGTGACAACAGCGTCTCGCGGAACACGATCGGGGTCATGAATTCATTCGGTCGCTCGTGCAGCAGTCGCGTCGCCGAATGATCTTCGATCTCGCGTCGCCCGCGCGGGGCCAGACGCTCGTAGACGCCAAACGGCAACGACGCGGTCGTCTCCGCGATCACGCGCACAGCGGCCCAGACCGCGCTCAGTTGCAGCGCCGTAGTCTCTGTGACCTGGTTCGATTCTTCGTCCAGCCCGAACAGCTTCTGGAGCCAGATTGGGGGGTTGCGCAGACTGCCGCCGTCATTGACGATCGATCGGCTCTCAAGGCATGCGAGTAGGCCCATGATCTTCGCCATCCCGGCCGCTGCTGTGCCGGCGCTCGAGTCGGACCGCTTCGTAGATCATCCCGGCGCCGAGCGCCACGTACGCCAGCGGAGGCCAGGCCGAATGCAGGCCGACAAACAAGACCGCGGCCCCGACTATACCAACAACGTCGGCGATCGTCATACGAAGACTGGACCTCCGTGCAGATACGGGCTCTCGGGTTCGATCGCCTGCGCCGTCGCGAGGCCGATGCCCATGATTGCGGCGACCACGCCGTCGATGCGGTCTCCGCTGCGCCCCTTGCAAGGCATGATGTTATCGTTGTCGTCGCCGCGAGTCGCGACGTTGGACACCATCCACCGCAGGACCGGGTTGCTGAAATTGTAGACCTTGCGAGCCGATACCGCGCGCTCGAACTCCTTCGACGCCGGCGACATCGACGCGAGGCCCTGGCGAAACGCGACTACGCGCAGGCCTTCCGCCTCCAACTCCCGCGCCACCTGCTGCGCATTCCAGGGGTCCATCGCGACCTGCTGGACCCGGTACTCCGCAGCGCACGCGCGCATGTCCGCGGCTACCATCGCGTAATCGACCGCCTCGCCGGGGCAGAGCGTGATGTGTCCCTGCCGCGCCCACTGTCGGAGCTGCTCTCTCTGCTGCTCGTCGCGGTAGCTGTATGCCTCGCGCGCCGGCGCCCAGAAGCGGAGCTTGAGCGCGTACTCGCCGCCGCCGAGTGGGAACACAAGCGCACGCGCCGTCAGATCGCGAGTCGCGGACAGATCGATCGCGGCGAAGCACGGTTGCCCGGCCAGTTCGATCGGCGGCTCGGATGGACATTCATCCCACGCCTCGAGCGCAATCCAGCGGTCAACCTGCTCAGTCCACTGGTTGAGCCGGAAGCGGCGGAAGGCGTTCTCGTAGCGCGGCGAGCTGCGCGCCCGCTCGCACGCCTCGCGAATTTCGTCCTCGCGCACCGTCACACCCCATGACGGGTTGACGCGCTCCCACACTTCGGGCGATGTCCAGTCATCATCATCCGCGGCGCCGGCGATGTACGCCAGGTGCGTCGGATCATCGATCGTGCCGTCGAGGATGCCGCGCGCGTACTGATACTGCTCCCAGCCCAGGCGATCACGACCAGAGCCCGCGGTCGAGATCGTCAGAAACAGCGGCTGCCGGCGGGCGATGCCGCTGTAGATCAGCGAATCGTAGTAGTCGCGCTTGCGCCACTCGTGCAGCTCGTCCACGATCACCGCGCTTGCATTGAGTCCTTGCGCAGGGCCGGCCTCAGAGGCCAGCGCGCGAATGAACCCATCCTCGTACGTGATGCGCTTCGAGGTCTCTAGCACGGTCATCGACTCGGCCAGGGGCGGTGAGGCTCGTACCATATGCGAGGCCTGCCGGAACGCAATCCCCGCCTGTTCGCGTGTGACTGCCGCAAGGTACACCTCGGCGCCGGGTTCGCAATCGCCCGCGAGCATGTACGCCGCGATCCCGGCCGCGATCGTCGTCTTGCCGTTTTTCTTCGGCACCCAAATCGAGGCGGACTTGTATCTCCGGCGCCCGTCGCGCGTTCGCCAGCCGAACAGCGGCGCGATCACGCCTTCCCATTCCCACGGCAGCAGCTCGAACGGGCGGCCAGCCCACTCGCCGAGAGAATGCCGGAGGTAGCCCGAGAAGAAGCGCCGTACTCGCTGCGCGGCCGGCATGTCGAAGTAGCAGCCGTCGCGCACTGCGCGGGCGTCGGCGGCCGAGACTGGGATGGCCTTACTCACGCTCCGCCCGCGGCGTTCCACTCGGCCAGCGACGGCAGCCCACCCACCCGGGCCGGGGGGCTGACTGAGATGCGCGACCGCGACGCCGGCGTCAGGCCAAACTCGGCCTCCAGCCGCGCGAGCTGATGCGCGAGTTTGTCTGCGAGCGCGACCTGCGGCCATAAACGTAAGACTCTGTGACCCTGGTCGTCCTTGCGAGCGTAAATCTCGCCGCGCCGCTTAAGGAACGCCACGGCGCTGCGCCAGCGCGCCAGCGTGTGGCAGTAGCGCGCCAACGCATCGCAATCAACCCGCGTCAGCACGCCGGCCGCCGCGAGCTGCGGGGTCAGCCGCCGCCAGACCTTCTGCGCCTCAACGCCAAGCCAGCGCGGACACGGCGGCGCGCCCGGCTCGTACTGTGGTTCACCTGGATTCAGGTTCGCGCGCCAGCTACCCCGCATCCGCAGGATCGCGGTCGGCGTCGGCTTCGGTCCGCGCTTGCCCATCAAAACTCCTCCCCAGCGATGTTCCTGTCGATAATAAACGCCCAGAGCGAGTAGTCGTGACTATGCCCAGCGTAGCGCTCCGCCCGTTCCCAGTGGTACTGAGCGCGCCGCCAATATTGATCAGACAGCAACATACACCGCTCATGCCAAGCGGCTGCGGTCCAGCCCGGCGGGATGCGCCCGGCAGCGGCGGATTCGTCCAAGGTCCATTCGTGGTCCGGCGCCAACAGCGCGAGCAATTCGGACTTCACAACCTTCACCGCGGCCAAGTGGGTCGGCGTGAACGCACCTATTGGGGCGTGGATTTTTAGCCGGCCGGGTTCGCCCAGCGTCACGGTCGCGCCGATCCGATACAGCTCACGCAAGACGGAGGGCGCGGCTGCCGAGTACTGGTGTGGCGGTTCGCCAAGCCTCGCGTACACCGGCGGTCTCGGCTTTTTCGATTCCATTTTCAAAACCCGTGAAAAAATCTTGAACGCGGCGCCTAAACGGTCCCTGGACACACCTATGGGGATCCTGCCCCCCCCGGGGGGGCCTAAAG